GATCGGTTGCCGGGAGAACGATCGTGAACTCACCATTGACGTCCAGCGTCGCCACGAAGGTGCTCGGCTGGTAGGTGACGTTGTCAACGGTGTCGTTCAGCTCGACCAGCGTCTTGAAGGTCACTGTCCCTACCGCCGGGGTCAGGCCGTCGAGTTCGAGGATCTGGCCGTGCAGGGTCACGGTAGTCAGGGCCATTTGGGACCTCCTTTGCCATATCATGGTAAATCAGACATGGTGGTAAAGGAGGTGGATCGTGGCTACTGGGCCTTGCGCGTGGAACATCGTGTTCAATCCGTGCTGCGAATGCTGGGATGGTTTGGACCCGGGCTCCCAGCAGCGGGCCCTGAACTATGCCACGACAGTCCTGTGGGCCGCTACGGGTAAGCAGTTCGGCCAGTGCCCCCAGACCGTTCGGCCATGTGGGCGCTACTGCGGGACAGGTAACGCTGGCCTGTGGTGGAACGACGGCCTGTTTGGTCCGTACCTTCCCTACATCCTCAACGGCCAGTGGCGTAACTGCTGGTGCGGATGCGGCGATGGGCCTGGCTGCTGCTCATGTGAGCCACACCAGCAGGTTTATCTGCCCGGTCCGGTTACCGGGGTTACCTCAGTGATCCAGAACGGCATCCTGGTCCCAGCCGACGAGTACCGGGTAGACGACGCCAAGTGGCTGGTCCGGACCTCAGGTGCCTGGCCTGAGTGCCAGAACTACAACGTTGACGCGGGCCTGGGGCTGTTTGAGGACAACACCCTGGTAGTCACCTACCTTCGCGGTGAAGCTCCGCCTGCGGCCCTGCTGGACGCCGCAGCGACCCTTGCCTGCGAGTTCGCCAAGGCCTGCGCCGGACAGGCCTGCCGCCTGCCTGGGCGTCTGAGCACCGTAGCCCGCCAAGGTGTGCAGCTGACCTTCCAGAACATCGACTTCCTCATCGACAATCAGTTCACCGGCATCCCCGAGGTCGACCAGATCATCCGCGCCTACAACCCGTACGGGCTGGCCAGGCCGATGCGCATCTACTCACCTGACCTTCCCGTGACCAGGCAGGTGACCACACCGTGACCGACACGATGATCCAGCCGGTCGCGGCGATGCTGCTGGAGTGCTTCAACAACGCCCTGATCGCCGAGCACGGCACCACGCTCATGGTCAACGGCGGGACCATGCCAGGCGAGGTCTGCTACCGCGTCGGGGAACTCGCTTCCATGGACGCCTCCCTGTTCGAAGACCTGTGCTGCTCAGGCCTGGCCTGGGTGCGTGTGGTCGACATCTTCTCCAGCTCCACCGACTTCCCGACCCCGGACACGCTGACGGTGTGGACAGGCTGCGGGCCCATGGCCTGGGGTGTCGTGTTCGAGCTGGGCCTGATGCGCTGCGCCCCGACAGGTTCGATCGAGACCATCCCCACCTGCCCCGAGTGGACTGCACTCCAGGTCAACGTCATGAACGATGCGAAGGCGATGAGGCAGGCGTTCTGCTGCCTGTTCGCTCAGTTTGACCCGGGCTCGATCGCCCTGGGATCGTGGGCTCCCCTGCCGACCACGGGCGGCTGTGCCGGTGGAACCTGGCAGGTCAGTGTCCAGATCCTCAACACGGAGTGCTGCCCGCGATGAAGACGTACATCATGATTGAAGCCGCCCACGACAGGGCGGTTGTCGGTCTATGGTGCGAAAGGTGTCTCAAGCCTTCAGCGGTCAAGGTGCCTATCCTGGCCATTACCGAAGAGGGCGTCAACGAGTGCGGCTCCTTTGAGGGCTGCATGGACTGCTGGGAGGAAGGGCCTTATGGCGGACAGGGCGAGCAGGAGCTGGATTGCGGTTAGCCACGTCGGCAGGTTCCGCAAGGGCAACATCTACACCAGTGACCAGCTGGGCGTGCTGGGCAGGATGGCAGCCCACACGGGTCACCTGATCCCTTACGTGGAGACGATGCCTTCGGCCAGGCCGCGCAAGAAGGCGAGCCAGTCTGTGCGGCGCAAGAAGGGATGGGCTGATGGCGAACCGGGTGGAATTGAATCACGCCCTGGTGAGGCTGACGTCGCTGAAGTTGACCCGGCCTCTGGTTCGTAGGACCACTTCCGCCGTCAATCGCAAGGCCCGCAGCAATGCCCCGGGCGGGCCTTATTCGACTGGGCATCTGAAGTCGACGATCAACTGGTCGATCCGCACCGTCGGGGAGTCGGTGATCGGGAACTCGGGTTCGGACCTGATCTACGCCTACTCGGTTCATGAGGGCCAGCCCGCCAGGGAGATCACCCCTAAGCGTGCTGCGCTGCTGGGGTTCTACTGGCGCAGGGCGGGCAGGTCGGTGAAGTTCCTCAGGGTGTCGCATCCGGGTACGACTGCTCAGCCGTACATGACTGATGCGCTTTTGTCCGTTGCCCCCCGTTATGGCTTCAAAGTCACTATCACCCGCTAGCATGAACATATGACAGATACGGACAACACGATCATTCTGGGTGGCCGGATCGTAGGGTTCACCCCGCCGACCCAGGGCCAGCTGGAGATCATGGTCAGGATCGGGCGCACTATCCGTGCCAGCACCGACGACGATGTCAGCGAGTTCTGGCAGATCCAGATCAACAGGATCGGCATCCTACTGGAGTCCCTGATCGCCGAAGCTGACCGTGACATCGTCGACACCCTGTACCTGACCGGCAAGATCGACCACAATGTGCTGCTCGGGGCGATCCTGGCCAAGGTCAAGGAGAACGCCGAGGAGTCCGAGGACCGGGCCATCGAGAAGGCCAAGGGCAAGGCCAGCCCTGTACGTGTCCAGCGCAAGTGACCTCCTGCTCCATCTGCGCCCATGCCCCCTGACGGTCAAGTTCGAGGGGGCCCGCTACACCATTCCCGCCATGGACGCAGTGGAGTGGGTCGTCTACATCGACGGTCCCGATCCGGACCTTTACGAGATCTTCCCCTGCCTGGCCGGTAAGGATGCGATCGCCCATGTCGAAGAGGCGCTGTGGGAGGGTCGGGCCGACATGGACCAGATTGCCGAGCTGGGCCGACAGGCTCTGGCCACGGCAGCTGACCGTCCCTGGTGGGAGGTCATGAACGTGCTTGGCGCGGTCAAGGAGGCGTGGGAGATCGTGCACGTCAACACTGCTGCCGGGATGAGCTTGGCCGGGTGGCTCGATGAGGTGTGGACCAAGGTCATGTCACACATCGATCCGAAGAAAAGGGCGGGTTGGGTGACCAGTATCCAGGCCCCGCCGAAGGGCATCAAGGTTGAGATCAACTTCGACGCCGAGGAGCAGGCTTTCCTTAACGCCATGAATGCGGTCATGAAGTAGGAAAAACGGACCAAAGCCGTAAGATGGTCCCATGGCGCTGGGCAAAGCTTTCATCGAGGTGCACGCGGACACGGCTCCGTTTGCCCGTGAGCTTGCCGCCCAACTTGAGGCGATCATCCGCGCAGCCGACCGTGACATCCGTACCCGGACCAGGCGGCTGGGACGTGACACCGATGACGACGTGGATGACATCGTCCGGCGCAGGCGCAGGCGGGTACGCGAAGAGGACGACGACGCCGCAGGTCAGGGTGAGAGCTTCGGGCGCAAGCTGCTCAAGGGCCTCATCGACACCCTCGACGACGGACTGTCGGGTCTGCCCGCCGAGATCAAGGCCGGTCTTGCCGCAGTCCTGATCGCCCTGGCCCCGTTCGCCGTCGCCGTCGGTGCGGCCCTCGCCACGGCTATCCTCGCCGGTTTGACCATCGGTGGCCTGGGCTTCATCGGAGTCAAGTTCGCCTCCCAGTTCCAGGAAGTCCAGGACAAGTTCGCAGACCTGAAGAACAACCTGCGCAACACTGCCCTTCAGGGTGCGGAGTACCTGGTCAGGCCGTTCCTCAACGCACTCGACGAGATCGGGCGACGCTTCACCAATCTCGACTCCGAGATCACCAGCGTCTTCCAGGCCGCTGCCCGGACTGTTGTGCCCCTGACCGATGCGCTGCTGGGGTTCGTGGAGGAGCTGCTACCCGGGCTGAACGCTGGCCTGAGCAACATCGACTCCTTCTTCGGCCCTCTCCAGGTCGGGCTGCGCGACATCGGCAAGGCCGTCGGTGAACTGTTCAACGAACTGATCGGCCACCCCGAAGCTGCTGGGGCCTTCTACGACCTGCTCGTGGGCGTGGAGGATCTCATCGAACTGATCACGTTCCTGACCGGCCACGCCCTGAGCCTGTACGGGGTCTTCAAGGACATCATCACCCTCGGTGGCCTGATCGACCTCAAGGACATCGACGACATCGAGATGTTGGGGAAGGCCTATGGCGAGTCTGCTGAAAAGGTCGGCTATTTCGGTGAGGCCATCAAGGGCACCATCGCCCCTACCGATGCCGAGATCCAGGCCATTGATGAACTGAACAAGCAGATTGCTTTGCTGACCCAGCTGACGGTGGCCCAGGTCAGTAACCAGATCGCTTTCGAGCAGGGCCTGGACGACCTTAAGGCTTCCCTTAAGGAGAACAAGGACACTCTCAACCTGCACAACCAGGCAGGTCGGGATAACGCCGAGGTTCTGCTGAAGCTTGCCCAGACGATCCTCCAGACCCGTGACGACACTATTCAGCTGACCGGGGACACGGACCGGGCTACTGCGGTGTTCAACAAGCAGACTGCCCAGGTCTATGCGCTGGCTAAGCAGATGGGCCTTTCCCGAGGCGAAGTCGACAAGATCATCGGTTCTCTGCTGAAGATCCCAGCCCCCAAGCAGTCAGGCATCACCTCCGCATCCCTGAGCCGCCTTGAGTCATTCAACGTGGCACTGCGCGAAGCCATCTACCTTCAGGGACTCATCGACCCGACATACAATCCGCGCGGCCCAGGCGGGCAGCAGAAGTACGCCGAAGGTGGCATCGTCACCGGGCCCACCAATGCCCTTATCGGTGAGGCCGGGCCTGAGGCCGTCATCCCCCTGTCCAAGCCGGGCCGGGCTGCGGAGATCATGAACCAGGCGGGGCTCACCTCAATGGTCAGCCCGAACATCAACGTGTACATCGGCAACCGGCAGATCGACGCCTACATCGACGCCAGGGTTGGCGAATCCAACGCGGTCACCGCACGCAGCCTGGCCTACGGAAGCCGGAGCAACTGATGCCGATCATCACCGCCTTCCCCGACACGGCACGGACCTACAACCGTGTCGAAATCAACTGGGCCGACACCCCGGCAGCTACCACAGCAAGGGTCCTGAGGGTCGACGTGGCCACCGGAACCTGCGTGGCCCTGCGCCCATACGTGTGCTTCGAAGGCGACTACCTGGAACTGTCCTGCGGGCATGGGATCTTCTGGGACACCGAAGTGCCCCTGGACACCCCCGTCTACTACATCACCGACAGCCCCCAGGCACCCTGCATCCCTGACCCTGACCCGTGTGTGCCCTGCGCACCCGTCACCGCCGAGACCCCCGAGTCGACCATGCCGTCCAATGGCATCTTCAGGCTCAAGGACCCTGTGCGGCCATGCCACGACCAGGCCGTGCCCCTGTGCTTCACCCAGGCCAACACGGCCGACACCGACGGCACCTACTGCATCCCCGGTTCGGGCATCTTCTTCGCGTCCATGTCGAGTGAGTCCAGGCCCAGCAACTCGCTGCTGCTCAACTCGGTCAACGCAGCCCTGCCCATGTCGGTCAGCCGGGCCAGGCGCGGCGTGTCAGCCACACTTCAGCTCGTCACCCGCACCTTCGACGACCGCGATGCACTCCTCACCCTCAACGCCCCCGGCTCCCCGCTGCTGTTTCAGGGCCCGCCTGCCTACGGCATCCCCGACAGGTACATGGCCGTTTCGACCGTTGACGTGGACAGGGGCCTGACCGATCACAGGTTCCAGGTCCGGGTCATCGACATGCCCCACATTCAAGTCGCCCGGCCTGCCGGTCCGATGCAGGGTCCTTGCGGCTCCCAGATGGATGACCTGTGCGACGTCTACGACACATGGCAGGAACTGACCGATTCGGGCCTGACGTGGGAAGACCTGATCAGGGGCTACGCCTCCGATGAGCCTTCGGACCGGCGCACCTGGAACGACGTCAACGCTGAGTTCGCAAGCTGGAACGCAGTCAACACGGGTGGTCGGGACTGGATCGAGCTGGAGCAGGGCGACTGATGCTGACCGGTGGACTCGACCCCATGTACCGGGCCGCCCTGGCGACCTCCCACGAGCCTTACCTGCTGGTGGAGATCCTTGACGGTCAGCGCAACGTTCTGGCTACGAACCCGACGTATCTAGCAGGTTCGGTCAACGCGGACCTGACCTCCCGGGTGGCCAGGACTGCATCGCTGACCTTCGACGAGTCGTTCTACCCGTTCGAACCAGACGACCTTCTCGCCCCGTACGGCAACATGATCCGGGTAACCCGGGGTATCCAGTTCGCCGAAGGGACCAGGTTCGCCTGGGTCGTGTTCCTGGGCCGCATCCAAGACGCCTCCCTGACCTCCGACGGAACGTGCACGATCACCGCAGCCGACCCGGCTTCCGACGTCATCGACGTCAAGTTCCTGGAACCCCAGAACTCCGCAGCCGGGGTCGCCATCGAAGTTGAGGTGGCCCGGCTCATCTCCGACGCGGTCCCCCTGGCGACGTTCGGCACCTTCGACAGCTTCGGTGTGCCCGTCCAGCCGCTCACCTGGCAGCTTGACCGGGGCCAGGCCCTGGACGAACTGGCAACCTCAGTCGGGGCGTTCTGGTACTGCCTGGCCGACGGAAGCTTCGCGCTGCGCAGGTACCCGTGGACTGTTCCCAACCCACCGGTGGTCACCTACGCAGACGGTGAGGACGGCAGCGTCGTCAACTGGGCCGCCACCAGGTCAAGGTCCATGGTCTACAACTCCCTGACCGTCACCGGGGAACGCCTCAACGGTGACCTGCCCGTGTACGCCACAGCCTCCGACGACAACCCGGCCAGCCCGACCTACATCTTCGGCAACTTCGGCCGCCGTCACCAGCTGCTGCGCCTCCAGACCCCAGCGTCTCAGGGTGCCGCCCAGGCCGCTGCCCGCGACAACCTACGCAGGCTGACCGCGCTGGTGGACGCCTGGTCGTGGTCGATGACACCTGACGCGGCCCTGGAACTCGGTGACACTGTTTTGCTCAATGTGGCCGGAAGGTCCGATATCATCCAAGTTGTCTCTAGCTATTCGATCCCCCTTGACCTGTCCGGACCGATGCGCGTGCAGGGCAGGTCGCTTGTCCTGGGTCCTTTGGAGGTGAGCTGAATGGTCGCCTACACCTCACCTGACTGCCTTCCGTACTTCGAATGCACAGATTCCCCATGCCTCAACACGGGCACGGTATGCGAGCCTTCGACGGTTTTCTGTGACCTGGCCGCCGACCTTGAAGTGATCCTTAACGGCTTCGATTCGACGGTGAACCGGACAGCTACCGGGGTGCCTTTCGCGAAGGTGGCCAGGACTGCCCCTCAGGTCGAGACGGTCACGTCGGGCACGTTCGCTTTCCGTATCGACTGGGATGCGGTCCTGGCCGACAACGACGACATGGTCAACCTGGATTCGGACAACGAGTTCGTGCTCATCAACCGGCCAGGTATCTGGTGGGTGGAGCTGTACGTCTCAGGCAACCCGGCCAACACCGACGACAACGCTTTGGTGTCGTGGATCATCCAGCGCGGTCCGACAGTCAACTCGATCCCAGGCACCGTCCTGACCAGGTCGGCGTCAAGGTTCAGGACCAACTTCGGTATCACGTTCCCTGCCGAGGTGCAGACCCGGGCAGCTATCGCCTTTGAGGTGACCGCAGCCAGCCTGGCCGCCAACGGTCCTTTCAGCGTCGGGGCTGCCACATCAAGCCAGCTTGTCGTCCCGTCCCCGGCGACACTGACGATCGAATACGCGGAGATGACCGTCTACTGGACTGCTGAGGAGATCCCGTGAGGTTCACTTCGCAGCAGAACCTGCCCTGCCTTGAAGGCACCGACATGGCTGCGGTGGCCCTGTACATGCAGTGTTTCGCCGAGCAGGTCGAGTCGACTCTTGTCGCTGACTCCGATGCCTATACGTCGTTCCTCAACCCGCCTGTGGCGGTGTGGACTTCGACGGTTACGCAGACGACTCTGGTCGACAGGGACTTCTTCACCTTCAATTCGGTCACGTCGAACAACTGGCCGACTGTCCCTTCGGCGACTGCACCGACGCTGCCCAATGTGCGGGGCTGGTACTACATCGGCGCGAACGTCAACATCGTGGACCTGACAGCCCCGGTTGCCAACGCCTACAGGGGCATCATCCTGACCGCTACACAGAACGTTGCCTC